CACGACTGCTGCAGCGGGAGGGTTGCTGGCCTCGCAGGTGGCGTTCACGCCGATCGGCACGATTGCCGCGACGAACGTGCAATCAGCGATCGTGGAGGTTGAGGCGGAAGGGCCACGCGGCAAGTTGGGACTGCACACGCTCACTACCGGGTTTACCACGACCGGTACGCACACCGTTGCCCAGGACGAGGGATTGACGCTGACGATCAACGAGCCGGTCGGGCGGGCATTGAAGTTCACGGCGATGCTGCGGCCGTACTGTCCCGGTGGCGCTAACCGAATCGTCTATACGTTGGTCCGCAATGGCGTGAACGTGTGCGTGTTCGGGACCGTTACCGAAGTGCTCTCGACGACGGTGGCTCAGTCGTTCGCCTTCACCTACGTCCTGCCGAGTTCAACCGGTGGCGCTGGTGTCGTGTGGAAGATTCAGATTCAAGCTGGTACCACCAATACCGCTGTCTCGTCGCACGCGGATGCGAGCGCTCCGCGACAGTTGTTGATCGAAGACATCGGAGTCTGACATGGGCGTTCTCAAAGCACGGGTCAGTGGGGCGTGGGTCAACATCGGCGCGACCGGCGGCATCGCCCCGGCCGGTGGTGCTGCCGGTGACTTCCTCATCAAGAACAGCGCGACCGAGTTGGATGCGATATGGGGCACGTCCGCGCCGCGGCTGACGCTCACCAGCGCGACGGCGATGACGACGTTGACGCAGGCCGACACGGGATTGCAGTTGGGTCTCGCTAGCGGCCCTAACATGATCTTCGATCGCAACAGCATCCAGGCCCGTGACAACGGTGCAGCCGCACAAATCAGCATCAACGAGTTGGGTGGCGACATCCAACTTGGCCTATCGCTTGCCAAGGTCAAGATCGGCGATGACGCCTACTTCCAAGACGTCAACGCGTCACACACGATCGCTCTCGTCAGCGCTTCCGATTCCACCTGGGGCAAGCTTCGGCTCGGGCCGACCGTTCTTCTCACCGGTTCCAGCACCTATTACCAACTCTCGTCATCGAGCCTCGGGTACTACGACGCCAACACCCATTACTTCCGCAACGCGGTCGGTGCCGACTATCTGAACATCAGCACCGGTCCCACGATCAGCTTTCCCGGCAGCAACAGGATCGACGTGTCCGGCACCGAGTTGCGGATGTGGGGTGGCGCGACCGTCACCAACTTCGCCAACACATGGGGTCTCCTGAACTCGGCTGGGACCGGCTGGAAGATGCGTCACGACGCCAACAACGTCTTCGAGGTATGGGCGGGCGGGGGCAGCAACTTCTATGGCAGCGTCTACACCGATAGTTCGTTCTACGCCGGGACCAATGCTTGGTTCCGTGTGCGCGGCGTCGGCGTCGGCGTCCATTGGGAGAACTACAGCGGCGGCTGGTACATGAACGACGCCACCAGCATGAAGGTGTACGGCTCCAAGATCATTTACTCCAACGTGTGGGCGGGGAACTCGTACTACCAACAACCATTCTTTAACGACGCTGGCGCTTCGATGTCGGGCTTCGGGTGGCATCCCGGTGGTGTCGCCGGGTGCTTGCGGATGCAGACCAACAACCCGCGCTACCACATGAACAACGTCAACTCCGATGGCTACTACGACGTGTTGGCGGTTAACTTCGTGCTGTCCTCGACCGAGCGCGGCAAACAGGAAATCGTGCCCGTTGTGCGTTCGCTGCCCGCCACCTTCAACCCGGTGGCGACGATGGTGCGCAGCTTGCGACCGGTGTGGTATCGCACCCGCGAACCACTCACGATGACCGAGGTTCCGCCGAAGCCCGACGACATGGACCCCGATGAGAGTTACCGGCCGCTGCCCGAGGATATGCCGATCCATGTCTGCCGCACCGAAGGCACCAACAACTGCGGGCACACGCCCGACGATCCGTGTAGTTGGCGGGTCAACTGGCTGCGCGGTCATCTCGGATTCGTTGCCGAAGAAGTCGAGCAAGTGCTCCCGGCGCTCGTGACACTCGACAACGACATGAACCCCGATGGTGTCGCGCTCGGATCGCTGGTCGGCCTCGCCTACGCCATGCTGCAAGAACTCGATACTCGACTCACCGCCTTGGAGGCAGCATGAGTGATCAACAGGAACAGCCCACGATCGACGACGTGTGGCTCAATCGGCTCGCACAGAAGATCGGTGTGCTCACCGCACAGAACGAACGACTGATGTTGGAGAACGAAGCGCTGCAAGCACAGTTGCAGCAGCAGACCGCATCGACCAACGGTGAATACGAAGGAGCCATCGCATGAGTCAGAACACCGTCGCCCGCGCTGCCAACGATCCCGACCTGCAGAAGCGCGTGCAAGCCGCCGTGTACTCCGAAGCGATCGCCAACCCCGATCTGCAAGACACGCAGTTCGCCACGCAGGTCAAGAACGGCGGTGGCAATCTGACCGGCCTGTATTGGGCCGTCGCCGACGCCGTCGACTTGGAGTACGAGACCGGCATCAACAACGGGCGTGGCTCGCCTGGCTACGACGACGATGTCGTCAGCGACGGTGCGATCACATCGGCCGTCGTCGCCAACTGGCCTCCCGACACGTTCACCGTCCCGCCTCCCGCTCCGTGACGATCGCCGAGACCGACTACTCGTTCGAGGAAATCTTCAACGAGCGTGAATGGCGCAAGTGCGCGCCTAACACGCAGGACCCCGCCAAACTGCTCGACGGCTTCATCTACTTCGCCGAGAACTACTGGTTCATCCGCCACCCAGAGAAGGGCCGGATCAAGTTCGAGTTGTTCGAAGCGCAGATCGAGACCGTGCAGTCGTGGCTCAACCATCGCTACAGCCTGATCCTCAAAGCACGCCAGATCGGCTTCTCGACGCTGCTCGCCGCGTTTGCATTCTGGCTCACGTTCTTCTTCGCTGATCGTCCGGTGCTGATGTTGTCGCGCACCGAACGTGAAGCGGTGAAGCTGCTCGGCAAATCGAAGTACGGCTACCAGTTCCTGCCGGAGTGGATGAAGTATCGCGGCGGTCCCGTCAATCAGACGATGACGACGATGCAGTTCACCAACAACAGCTACATAGAGTCGCTGCCATCAGCGAGCGATCCGGCCCGTGGCGAATCGGCGTTCCTTGTTGTCGTCGACGAACTGGCCTTCTTGCCGAACTCGGAGGAAGCCTGGGGCGCGATCGAACCGGTCGCCGACGTTGGTGGACGGATCATCATGCTCTCTACTGCAAATGGTGAGGGCAACCTGTTCCACCGTCTGTGGGGCGAAGCGATCAGCGGCAACAACCGCTTCGAGCCGCTGTTCTTTCCGTGGTCGGCGAACGGCCGATCGCAAGACTGGTACGACGCCAAGAACGCCGAACTCCCCGACTGGCAGATGGCCCAGGAATACCCCGACAACCCCGAGGACGCGTTCCTGAAATCAGGACGCCCGGTGTTCGACCTGCGGATGCTGCGCGAGATTGATTCGTCTGATCCACTCACGCGCGGCTACCTGACTGCCGAACTTCGCTTCGTAGAAGACGGGGGTGCCCTGCGGGTATGGGCGTGGCCCAACAACGACGATCGTTACGTCGTGGGCGCAGACCCGTCCCAGGGGTTGGAGCACAGCGACAAAGCATCGGCTCACGTCATCAATGCTCGCAACGGTGAGGTAGTAGCTCATTGGCACGGGATCATCGACCCCGACCTGTTCGGCTCCGACATCCTCGTTCCGCTCGGGCGCTTCTATCGACAAGCCCTGCTCGGGGTGGAATCGAACAATCATGGACTGACCGTCCTGAAGGCCATTCAGCGCGCCAAGTACTTCCCCATCTATTACGAACGATCCCCGAAGTACAAACACTCCGTCCCAACCGACGTACTTGGGTTCCACACGACGCAAGTTACCAAGCCGCTCATGATCGACGAGTTGGCGAAAGAGCTACGCCCCGAGGGCAGGTTGCTGCTGCACGACGCCGAGACACTCGCCGAGTTGCGAACCTACGTCCGCACCGACAAAGGCAAGATGCAGGGATCACCGTTCGATGACCGTGTGATCAGTCTCGCGATCGCGGTGCAGATGTTGAAGTTCGTGTGGTTCTCCGAGTTCCAGCCCAAGCGCGAACCGCCGCCGATGAGTCTCGGTTGGTGGCAGAAGCAGACATTCGGTCAGTCGTTCGACGATGTGATCAGTAACAAGCGCAAAGGTTCAATCACCAAGGATCGGGAACCAATAGGGAAGTTCGCCGTCCGGCGAACATGAACGTGCCACAATCACGGCAGGAGATAATCCCATGACGAGCAAGACCAAGGACAACGACAGGGAATCGGGCAGCGATCGCGGTCCCGGCAATCTTCGTGAAGGCGAAGTGATCGGCGGCGACGGCAAGGTGTACAGCACCGACAGCCCCGAGGTAGGCAAAGAGAATCCCTTCCGCGCAGGCGAAGGTGTCAACCAACAGGATGAGCAGTACGCGGTGCTGAACGAGGGTGCGAACCCGGTCGAGGCCGCGCGCAAGCGCACAGGAGACAACAAGGACGAGTGATGTGATGGCAGAGACCTTCTTGCAGACGCAGAAGGCCCATGCACCGGGGCGACATCAACGGTCGGGGCAACGAAGTGACTACCGCGGTTACCCCGACGACGGGATGCCCTGGGGACAGAACGGATG